TTATAAGAGAACACTAAATTCCCCACAGTATACACTATTTATAGAGCATTGTCAATGAGTTTTTTGCACCTGTAGCCTTTATGGTTATCCTGGGTGCCTTGGGCAACATACATCATAGAACTCTGGCATAACTTATTATTTCGGCAGTAGGCTTTCAGATTGGTGATAATTTCCTTCGTGCTGTTGGGATGAGTGATTTCCCATTGGTATGATTTGAATACTTTACCTAGTTTGAGAGTACGAAGTGTGTCTTTGGCACTTTGGGGCATTGTTTTCCCCAACATGGTACTCGGTTTTCCAAATCGAGGATTAGCGGCACCCTTCATACGCTCAGACATTTTGTGCTTCCACTCTTCAGACTTCGGGGCTTGCTGGATTCGTTTGGTGATTTCTTCTTTACTGATCTGCTTGGACAGACCTTCCCAGGCCAGTTTGTCTTGCCAATGGCCATGGGTCTCATAGAGTACCCGGTGCCTATCGGCATGAACTTCGATACTGATTGTTTCGATATTTGATGGGTCATCAGTGCCGCCCATATGCTTCGGGATTTTATGATGATTGTGCATTCAAGATAGTTCCAATAGTAAAAGAATGGGGACCCCTTTCGGAATCCCCAGTCTTTATAATATCACACTACGAGGAAAATGTCAAGTCGCTTATGCGATATTTGCAATTTTCAGCGCCCTGTAATACATGTTTGCTCTGGCGGTCAGGGCACCTGAACCCTGGACTCCACCTTCTGCGAACGGATTCGCAACCAAGCCATAACGGGTCTTGAACCCGATCTTTGGCTGGAAGGTCGCGGTATCGATGGCGCGGACCATCTGGAGAGGTACGTATGGGCAGTAGAAGATTCCTGCATCAAATGCGTTGGAACCCTTGTATCCGACCACAGCGAATTCCTGAGTCTGTGCGGCTGGGAAGTACGGGTCAATGTAGACCTTGTAACGACCAAGCAAGGTACCCGCGAAGGTGTTGCCTGTATCGTCCACGTTGAGGCTGACATTATCCTTCAAGGCGCCTGCATAGTCCAAGACTCCTGCGAGTGCGAAGGCTGATGCCACGTCTGAAGAACAGATAACCACGTTACCCTTGCCACGACGAGTCTGCTTGGCGATTGTGTTCGCTTCGCGCTCGATCTGGAACACGAGTCCCTTGATCTTTTCCACCATCCAACGACCGTTTGAGTCAGTATCCAAGTCGAACGTGCCCGCTGCGGTCGTTCCAACCTGACATCCAACCTTTGCTACGGAGTAGATGGTACGAATGACTTCACGGTTGATTTCGGAAAGGACTTCGGCTGAGAGGATGTTGGAAAGTTCAGTCTCGGCGTCGAGTCCATGAACTGCCTTCAAATCCTGTGCCAATTCGAGTGAGTATTCTGCCTTCAGTGCGCGGGTACGTGCAGTCACGGTGACCTTCTCAATGGAGAAGCCCATTTCTGCGAAGTTAGGATTGGTGCCGTCGCCCAAACCTTCCGCGACTGCTGTGGTCATACCACCGATACGGAGACCCGTACCGATTGTGAAGATGTCGGACGTGTTACCTGATGCAGTCAACGACAATGCGGATTGTGCGGTGACGTTACCAGTGAAACCAGTGTTGGCTTCGTTGTAGAATGCTTCGTCAGTACGCGCGGTAGGTGTACCTGACGCATAGTTGGAACGCATTGCGAAAATCAATCCCGTAGGACCGGTCATTGGCTGGACGCCGCAGATGTCATACGCAATCAAGTTAGGCAAGGAACGACGAACCAAGCTGATAAGGATTGGATCATAACCAGCCATAGGACCGGTTGCTGTTGCGGTACCTGTCAAACCACCGCCAGTGGCATTCAACGCAGTTTCACTAAGAATCTGGGCATCGCCTGCGAGGGCTTTTGCTTGATTCTCAAGAATGATTGCGGTAACTGCTCGCTTGTGCTTGTCGGTGATTCCTGGGAGGCCTGCGGCATCGAGAACCGGGGCCCACTTCTTCTCTAGTTGCTCTGACATAAACATAGTTGCTGCTCCTTGTGATGGTATTGGTGATTACTTCAACTGCTGTGTCAATGCTGCTACGACAGATGCGACACCTGCATCAGACACGAATGCCTTATCGTCGGCAATCTCAGTGACCTCTGTCAACATCTTCGCATTGCTGTCGGTTGACTTCTTCCCGCTTGTCGCAGGGAAGTAGTTCTCTCGGATTGTGGACACCTTTGCGGTGTAATCACCTTCTGCGGTGAATTCAACACTCTCTGCGAGTGTACGAACTTTTTCAACTTGGGTCTGTGTCAATCCTTCACAGACGCCGTTGAGGATTTCTGACTTCTTGGATTCTCCAAGTTGCTTCTTGAGTTCAACACCCTTAGCAACTTCTTCGTTCAAGGAACTGGTCAACTCTTCGACCTTCGTGGCGAGTTCGTCAACGAGGTCAACTTTTTCGGCTGGAATGTCGATGTAGTGCTCAAGGAATACGTTGCGGAGGGAACCAATGAATTCTTCCGTCAATTCAGAACGAAGACCCTTTTCGATGGCCAATTCATTCTGGGTCATCCACTCCTCAACCACATAGTCGAGGTAGTCATTGACTTGCTCTGACAAGGCGGTACGAACTTCCAACACTGCGTCTTCAAACATCTGAGCATACTCAGCTTCGATCTCTTCCTGAATGCTGGACACCTTATCGATTACACGCGCTTCATAGATCGTGCCGATCTTGGAGGCAAATTCCTTTGGCAAACCAGATTCAGACGCGAGGATCGCGGCGACATCTTCGCTCAACTTCTTTTTGAAATCAAACTTCTTGTCTTCGTCATCCTTATCGTCTTCGTCCTTGTCGTCATCGTCATCGTCATCATCTTTTTCTTCCTTCAAGTCGCCCTTCGACAGACCCGCTTCAATTCGGCGCTTGAGTTCGGCTTGATCTCCGGCGGCTTCGCCTTGATCGGTAGGATCAGTTGCGGTACCTGGCTTGCCTGCAACAGTCTCTAACGGTGCCTTGGTATCGGTACCAGGCTGCTTGCCAGGAGCGGTCGCTCGTGAGGCATGTGGATCAAGAGCTTTATCGCCATGCGCGAATGGTGTGTCCCCACCAAGGTCTTGGACTTCGCCTTCTGGCTTTTCCAAAGGGTCTTTGTGTGCTGAAGAAAGACTTCCCTTGAGGATCTCGGCAGCGGCTTCTAATAGTGCGTTCTTCATGTAGAATCTCCTTGTTGTGTCGCGTGAATGTTATTTATAAAACTACAGTTTTTGCATGAACTCTGAAAACAAGCGCACGGCAATTTCGTTGATTCGACGGCTGGGTGCAGCAATAATGGCTTTCTTTGCAATCTCCATATCCTGCTCCACATAACGTCCTTCCACGAATACCCACTCTTTCCCTTCCATGATGCCTCTCACAAAGGCATCGGGGGCTGAGGGGTCTGCCACAATATCGGCCGCTGTAGCCAATGTGAAATCGTCCTGCACGAGGTATACGCCATCGGGACTCTGGACCACGCTGCCCAAGCCACGAGTGGAGACCCCGATCTTGGCTTCTTCATCCAAGAGGGATTGAACGATCTTCCCATACGGCGTATCCAAAATCTTGGCTTTGCCGTAAAAATCATGTCCGTCTGCATGAAGTTCTTTTATCATGTGACTGGTACGTTCGAGGTTGATGGTTGGTGAGTCAGGGTGACCCAATTCTCCAAACGCACGATTCTCCTGAATGTAGGCTTTGTGATAACGTAAGGTTTCTCTGTTCAAGGACTCAAAGCAATAGCGTCGTCGGTTCTTGTTGGTTTGCTCGGACTGCATGAAAATACCTTCAATGAAGTAGGATTTCTTGCCCGACTTTTCATCAGATTCCTTGAGCACGGTGACCTCTTGGGTCATTTCTTTTATGAGCTTCATGTTACAACCCCTGCGTTTCGACGTTATAGGTCGCTTGTTTGCTGAGTGTGAGGAACGCGCTCCCTCCACCAGTGATGGCGACTGTGATGGTGCCGGTCGACGTATTGGCAATGTTTACTTCATCTCGCTGCCATTCACCTGTTTCGTACAGAGTGGCCACGACAAGGGCACCACGAGTAATGACTACTGTGCCTGTGACTGGAAGCACGGACCATTGCAACGAGGTGATGGTGACAGAGGACACGTTCTCTGTTCCGACATTAGCACTGAATGCAGACAGAGCCAGCGACCCGGTAGTATCAATACCCGTCAACCGAAGGGTCGAAGGTCCGCGAAGTTTGTTATTGATTTCGTATGGCATGGTTTACTCCTCGTGAATTCCGTAAGCTTTACGTTTTCTCATCGACTGTTTGCGCTTGCGTAGCGTTTGCTGCATGTGTGCCTTGCGCTTTCTGGCAGCACGTTTTTGAACGATCCTCATACGAATGCGCTTGGCGGCCGGGATTCGAGTAATCTTCCCATGTCTCAGGGTGAATCCCTTTACCGCGGACTTGCGGACCATGCGCTGCACTTTGCCTTGTCGAATGCGTCTTCGAATGAGGATTGTGCGGCCCTGCCTCATACGGTTTCCTTCAGCGAACATGGACTCAGCCAGCACTTTCCGCAAGACTGAAAGTTTCTTCTCCACGATCTGACTCAGAGCCGCCCGAATCACGTCACCCGCATCGATGAGTTTTCTCTCAGCGATGAGCGTCACCGCGTTCATTACTTCACATTTTTCCAAGAAAAATCAAGCATACGATTGAATTTTCCTTTTGAATGCTCAAGTGAGTCTGCAAACTTCTTACGATTATCAGGATGTAAGGCACCATGCACCGTGAGTAAGGCATTGGCTGTTGTGGGGTCTATCCTCGTTTGGGACCCGTCTTTATGATACAAAGGCTTACTCGTCTTGAAGTCTCGCACTTTTTGCAAATGGCTGATCACATCTTCCTGAATAATCTCTTCTCTGAGATCATCAACTCCAACACTAAATTTTTTCTTCATACGAGCGTCAGTTTTAGCCGCCTTAACAAAATGGCCATGGGCTTTCATACGAGAGGATAGCTGATCTTTGGAACTATGACTACCTAGCCCCAATGCCGCCAACTCCTCATATCCTTTGTTTGTTCTATCCGCATGGGCTTGCCGCATAGTTTTTAGTGAGAGTTCATTCAACTCCTCTGCTTTTGCCAATTTCTTGGTCGCTTGCGCGATGCCAGCAAAACGGTGACTGGCTTTGTTTCGCAACCGTTGCCTTTCTTTTGCATCACCTTCTCTGGTTATTGGTGTTCCTTGAAGCCACCCTATTGCCTGTCCTTTTCCATATAAATCAGATGATGCCTTCCCCACATACCCACCTAAAGTCTCTTTGCTGATTTCATTCAACTCCTCTGCTTCTGCAATTTCTTGAGTGTCCCCAGACCGCGAATTGTGTATAATATCAATATGGGGTACCTTATAATGAAAGTCAGACTTGCCGCTTAGTGATTTGCGGTGCACAATCACATGATCGGCCCCAAGTTTTGTGATCTTGCCGCGCTTGGGTACGTTCGCCGAAGGGGGTAGATACGAAACCGTGTCCCCGATTTGGTGTAACGGGGCTTCTTCCTGGATGACTTCTTCCTTCAATGCCACAGGAGTAATCACCGCTTCATCGGGTGCCACGCCACCATACGGTATGCTGAAATACTGACCAAGCTTCTCGTTGTAATATAGTGCCACCATGACATTATTTGGAAATTGTCGAATGGTCTTGCGTTGGAGAATCAGAATGTTCGGAGGCATGGAGTGTGCCGACACCCCCACATGCTCTGATATCTCTGTGCGGAGGTCAGTAAATTCTTTCAAAGGTCGTCGCTCCTTCTTGACCATCTGTGCGGCATCCAGTTCTCGTTTGACTTTGGCAGAACGGGCTGCAACCGCCAGTTCTTGTGCAGCCTTCATGGATCGTTGGCGAACGGCTTCGTCGGAGAACTCTTCAGGATGCTTCATTAAACTCCTGGTTCGCCTGCATTGGCTGCGGCATAAAATCGCGTGTGGTCAAATCGTGGATTCTGGGTCTTGAAAATTCCTGCGTGATGTGCCGCGAGTTCCTTGCGTTTGGCGGCATCAGGATGCGCCTTAATGACATCAGCGACTTGCTGGAAATGCTTCCTGGTAGGTGTCTCGTCCAACTGTTCAGCTTCTTCCCTCATGGCAGATTTACCCATGCGAAACGGCACCTTGATCTTCTGAGACTTGGATGCGCTGTAGGATTTGTGCGCGGCAATCTGCTTCACTTTACCCCCGCGTTTCTTAAAATCCTCGACAGACTCATGCTCTTCTTGGACAATTTCTTCTGCTAAAGCATCAGCACTCGGTGCAAAGAGCGTCTGAGCAATCGATTGCTTGTGTGTTTGGAGAGCGTCACTGACCCGGGCCCCCAACAAATCGTTGACAAGCACAGAGGCTTCTCCGTGTTGGTCATTGGCAACCATTGTAATCATATCCCCGATGGCTGAAAAATCTTCGGCCATGCCGGCTCTTTGTTTCTTTTCTTGGGCTGCCTTATCAAGAAATTGTTTCGCAGAATTGGATCGGATATTCGCTGCAAGGGCCCTGGATTCTTGGGGTGTTCGCATAATAGTAGTCTCCTTGTGTACCGTTGTTATCGATATTTATGTAATCAGTTACCTGCGTTTACCCAAGAAACTCTTTTCTACGGAACGGTCGAGTCCTGGGGTGTTTGACCCTTGGGGTTGTTCTCCAGTGTCCTGGGTATTATCTTCTGGTGGTGGGGAATCCGTGCCTCCTGGCTGTCCTGGCATTCCACCCGGTGCACCTCCTGGCATTCCTCCTGGTGGTTCCATACCAGGTGGAGGAGGTAGAGGCAATTCACCTCGTTGAGTCTCCTCGTCGATTTCGTCTGCGATCTGTTCGATCTCCTCATCGCTCTGGTGCAAGACATGACGCTTGACCCAGGTGTTCGAATAGTAAATACCAATGAACGGCTGCACTTGAGCGAGCAATGTCACGCGCTCACGAGTCAATTCAGCATCGCGCATTTCAGAAAAGTTGTTATCACTCTTGAAGTCGTAGGAAATATCTTCTCTGAAAGTTTCCCATTCATCTAACGAGCACACCCCAGTCAGCACCATATGCTGTTTGAGAGCTTCATCGAAGAGTCGGGCAAACTTGTTTCGCAACCGATGAATGAACTTATTGAACTTGACTTCATCACGAGTGATTTCCGCGACTCGGCCGAGTCCGATCATGCCTCCGCCAGCCTGTTGTGAATCCAAGCGACCAATAGGCACGTTCAGTGACTTATAGAGCTTCTTCTGGAAGTATTCAACGTCTTCCATGTGACCTAGGTTTTCACCACCAGGCAGTGTCGTGATTTCTGTGCCTTTGCTGCCTTCGCGTCGGGGCAACCAGAAATCTTCTAACATGGACATATGCTTGCGTTCGTCGCGCAACTCTCCTGTGTTGGCATCATAGACCAGCTTGTTGCGGTACTTCGTCATAATGTCTTTGAGGTACTGTTCAGCTTTGAGTTTCGGGAGTGTGCCGACATCGATGTAGAATATACGGCGTTCTGGTGCGCGGGACAAGCGGTAAATAACAATCGCATCTTCGATCATACGCAATTGGTTCAAAGGCTTGATCGCTTTGTGCAACCAACCAATGACCATCGTAGACTTGGCATCCAAGAGTCCCGAAGGCACGAATACAATAGCATCCGTAGCGATACGGGTTCCCTGATTCACGGACGCCGTATAGGATTGCGCGGTGAGACCGCGGTCATTGAACACGTAGTATTCTGAAATTGCCTTAATGAATTCTACGCCCGTCTTGGGGTCACGGTCCTTGAGGATTTCTCGGACCTTGCGAATCTTGCGAGGATCAATATAGCGGAGTTCGAGGACGCCCTCTTTAGGGTTGGCTTTATCAATGACTACCTGGAAATACAACCGACCATCGACATACCAACGCTTGAACAAGTCCTCACCGAGGTCTTGGAACGACAGCATAGACTTGATCTTATCAAAACCTTGTTCGATTTTCTTCTTGATGGAAGCGGGAACATCGAGCTTGTCGAGATTGATGGTGACCGTTTCCCCATCATCGTCCTGGGTGACGGACTCGGTGATGATTTCTTCAATCGCTTCAGAGCACTCAGGGTGCAAGGACATTTCACGATAGCGGGTGATAAGCTCTAGTTCGTTGCGAACAGAACCTTCCAGGTCCACATACGTACCGTAATAGGCACCCTGGGTAATCGTAACGGCGCCATCGTCAATCTTCTCTTGCGGAATGACAAGGGTTTGTTTGTCGGGGTTCTCGATTTTGGTAACGTCTGATGTTTTGCCGAGGGAATAGCCGAAGAGGGACCAAGCCATTATGTTACCACCTTCGTTGTATGTTGGTTGTCATAATAAAGTCACAAGGGAATGAAACGGGGGCGCCGAAGCGCCCCAATCTCCATTAGGCGATAACAGTGTTGTCTTTTGCGGTTGAGGTAAAATACTGGTATGCTAGGGTCACAGAGAATTCTTCGATGGTGTCGTTGGAACCCCAGTCTACGTCAATCTGGCTGACATCGACAGGGAAAATACCTTCAAACGTGTATTGCTTCAACACCTCGCCCGTCTTGCTGTACTGCTTGACAAAGGCTTGTGTCGAATAACCGAGCGAGTTGCCTGCCCACGCATCACGGACGTTGGTGACATGACGGTTCATGCCATTCATCCACTTTTCAAAGGCATTGCGGACCGAGAAGTCTTCGTCGTTCAAAATAGAAAGAGTCCATTCGGGGAAGGTACGGTTTCCTGCAAGCTTGGTTTCGCGGCCGAAGTAGAACACCGGTACGTGACCGATGGTCGAACCTGGCATGGAAGCCGTCTTACACATGAAGGTCAACTTTCGTGAGGCATTCCCTGGATTGATAAAGGTTGGGAATACCATCTGCACTTCAAACAGGTTAGGACGAGCACCGTCCCCCTGCATTTGTGAGCGAAACTCGTAGACGTTGAACGGCATATTAGACTCCTTCGTTACTTCTATTTAGATTAGAACTTTCCGACGATTTCATCGAAGCTGACACCCGTTCGCACAGCCACAAAATTCAACTGGATATAGTTGATGCTTCGTGCAGGCTTGACGTAAATATCACCCACAAAGCGGTTGCTATCAATCACTTCTGGTGTGTTGTTGGTTTCATCGGCGACCACACGGTAATCGAAGATGCCTCGGCGTCCCTGCACGTCACGAAGGAATGGATTGACAAGCGCAAGGAATGCGGCCCGCGTGAATTCATCGTTGAATTCAAACAAACTAAACTTAGAGGCGCGAGCAATGGCTTTTTCCAACACAATGAACAGTCGGCGCACGTTGATTCGGTCGAATGCGCTTGGCTTGCTCAACAAGGTCTTGTCGCCATAGAGGACGGTACCATCACCAGGGAAGGTCGCCACTGGATTGACGCCGTTCTTGTATAAGGTGTCACGGTCTGTCTTGGATGGGTTCCAAGCCAACTTCACAACATTCTTGATCTGACCACGGTCAAATCCTGCTGGCGAGAACCATGGGTCACGAGTCGTATCAGTGCGAACACAAAGTCCTGCGATATCGCCGTTCAATGGGAGATAGCGGTAAGTATCCGCGTACTTGTCGTACTGGTACTTCCAATTGGAATCCATAAACGCATAGCTGGATGAGGGGAGTGTGTTGCGATAGGTGACAACAGTATCCGCTTCCAATCCCACATTGTTGACGCATGAAGCGCGTGATGGACTGACGAAGGCTACGCAATCTCTGCGGGTTTCTGCCAAACTGTTGATGATATAGGTGCTGACTGTCGCATCAGCTTCTCCAGCAATCAGGAGGCTGACATCGACCACATCGCCGTTGATGTACAAATCCCATCCACGGAGGAAGTCGCCTGAGGTGACGGATTGATCGCTACCACCCGCGAGACTCAAACGCTGGGCCACAGTGACATCAGTGTAGGTCGTACCGGTGACTGTGGAACCCCAGTTGGTACCGAGAGGATCATGGTCCCCGAAGTAGACCCACTTGGATTGACCAAAGAGCACGACTGGGTAGTAAATGCTCGATCCATCGTTCGACTTAGCATCGATACCCTTGGAGAGGAATGGATACTTTTCAAGGACGGTTCCTGGTGTCAATGTAATTCCACCATTCTCATCGAGGACGATGATATGGAGTTCATCGTTGGCACCACTCTTGCCTGCGGCATAGGATGACGTACCTGGGGCAGAATCGAACTGATCGGCATATTCCCACTTGCGAAGGATCATGCCTGGTCCAGTAACGGCTACGGTCAATGCACTTGCTAGAATGATTGCCGTTGCGTTGGCTGAGGCAACCTGAAGGTAAGGGTTTGTAGCAATCTTGACATAATCACCAGGACGAACGTATGGTGCGGTGTTGCCTGTGGTGTTGACCGTCAATGCCCCGACGAGGGTGGAGTTTGCGGTGGCACTAGCTTGCAAGGTCGCATTGCTTGAGAACACATTGGCACTTCCGCAGACAGCCACCTTCAGGTTGTTGCCAAGGGCGCCTGGGTAGCGAGCGGCAAAGGAACCAAAGTCCCCCTGTCCTGTGTAATAGTTGAGTTCGTAGACATCTTCGTTCTTGATGAGCAAGGGTGCCGCGGGTGCAGTGTTTGCCACAGCATTCTTTGATGCACTGTTGGCGGCACGAGTGTTGCGAAGCTGGTTGCCATAGGCGAGGAAGTTCGCGGCCGAGAAAAACGAGGTAAAGGTGTTAGAATCTGGCTTGCCAAAACGATCTGCCAGCTTGACTTCAGTATCCACTAAGAAGCGTGTTTCGACTGGGCCCCAAGTGAACTGACCAACGTGCGCTCCGGCACTGGTCGAAACAGTAGGCACAACCGTTGTCAAATCGACTTCGGTGACATTTACCCCAGCGGACAGTTGGAATGACATAGTAGGCTCCTTACATGGATGTGGGTACGGTTACGAGTTCAAAGGGATTGAATCTATATTCGTGGAAGTATTTATGTTTTTGCCGATTTCTAGAGCCCGTTGAGACTTTTGGCATATTTTGTCATGAAATTCATCATCTCCTGGGGGTCCATGCCTCGTGAGGTGACCCACAAGTCACCGTCCTCGACCGTAAAGGGGTCTTCGAGCCCCGTATCTATTATACCGAAGGGTACCAGATCATCGTCCACCATTGCCGTTTGTTCAGTTTCGAGGGCTTTGGCAATATCCAGGCTTGACCCCTGAGCTTCGCGGAAGTATTTCTGGGTGACCAGCCACGCGAACATGACCAGACACATGGCTAAATCGTCATGCTTCCCTTCTTCAGCCTTGTAGGTCTGTAATTGTTGTGTGAATGTGCTGAGTTCAGAGATCGTTTCAAAGTCGTGAATCAGGAGTTTGTTCTGTTCCAGCAAGGTCTTGAGGTTCAAACACCCGATGCGCTTGACCGATTCGGTCATGCGAAGTCCTAGACGCACACCCTTTTTGTATCCCCCGGCGACCTTCGCCCCTGTTTTCTGTGAAGACTCCAATTTGAAAATGTTCTCGTATTCCAAGTCGTAATGCAACATGTCCACGATCTGTTGCCCGTTGTCGTTGATTTCAATGAGGACGAATGCGCGATTATATTTGACCGCGGCATTGAAGATCATGTTTGGGAACACCATCGGTGCAATAGACGCATTGTGGTACTCAGCAACACCACGGTACGGTATCTGAGAAATGTCGATCACCCAGAAGGCACTGGCATCCTGGTCCAATCCTCGTGCAGGATCGACACAAATGACATAGGCATGACCCTCTTGTGGGTGTTCGAAGACGTTCCATCCCCCATCACTAATGATCGGGTTCTGCTTATTGAGCACCATCAGCGCGAGGGTCGCTCCAGAAATAAGAGTATCAGATGAACCAAGGAATTCACAGAGCACTTCCTGTCGGAACTTCTGTTCTCCCAGGGTGCGTCGTTGTTCTTCAAACCATGCCAAATCGCGGTCGGGTACTTTATTCCAGGCGTATTCCACAGGTATAAAATCGTTCTTGCCACTCTTTGCATCAGCCCAGAACTGACAATAGTGATTCAGACCCTTCGGGGTACTGGCCATCAGGATTTTGGTTTCTTTACCAGAGGACAAGGTAGGGAAGGTAGACGTGAAGAATTCTTCCGCAATGTTGTTAGGGACGTGGGCAAACTCGTCCATGAAGACCATTGAGAGTGAGTATCCTCGAATCGCACTCGAACTGGTCGCGGCCGCGAGAATACGTGACCCGTTTTCTAGTGTGATGGATCGCTTGTTCCATTCCACAATGCCTTGCTGCATATAGGAAGGAATGTTTTCATACATGAGTTGGATACGATTGAGAATTTCTTGTGCCATCGGGGCCTTGTTGGCAAGGATCGCGCACACCTTATGGCTTTGGAAAAGAATATACCAGATAAAAAATGCTGCCGTCGTCGTCGTCTTCCCCATCTGACGCGGCAGCTTGACAATGACTTTACGCTCTGTGAAGTAAGTTTCGATGATCTCTTCCTGAAAATCATACATCTCAAACGTGATGATACCACGGTCGACGTGGACGATCTTGCAGTAGGTTTTGATAAAGTAGACGGGATCAATGGCGCACCGACTCCATTCGTCTACCTGTCCCTGGGAGAATTGTTCCTTGACCCCCACCCGCTTGAGGTTCGGATTCTTAAGATAAAACCTCTCCTTGACAGGCTTGATCTTGAAATTTTCTTTGGGTTTCTTTGCTTTCGGCGCCGCAACAGTCATATGAATCCTTATACGTTATCGGTGCTGATCGCCTTCGCTTCAATAATGCGTAGTTTCTTTTCATCCCGCTTGAGCTTGATCGCTTCCTGCAATTCCATTGTCGACCCGACAAACACCGCATTCTCAATGTTGACATTGCCGGACAGAGGTTCAGGGTCTATGATCGATAATTCTTGTTGGTGGACACTCAACAAATCTTGGTTGAGTTCTGCCATTGTCTTAAGCATGTTGGCGGCGACTTCATAGGCACGAGGCGTCTTGAGTTCGCGGGCAAGAGTCAGCAATTCGGTAATGGCTTGTGTACCCTGAGCAATCATGAGTCGTACATTGGTACGCGCGGCTGTTGCATCATCGGTGACCGTATTGTTGACGCTGGCAGACACATCAGGAACAAGGACCACCGTGTTGGCAGGCGTCTGAGGCAGATCGGGCATGTCAAGGTCAAGGATTTCAGATAAATTTGCCATAATAAAAAATCTCCTACACTAAGGTATTGGGAAACTCAGTAATGAAAGTTGTGTACCCGTAATCCGTATACTGATTCGCCGTGATCGGCTTCTGGTAAATACGAATTTCCACTTCTTTCTGATTGGCGACATCGGTACTCAGCACAGTCCAATTGGCTGCGGATTCCAACCCCCACACTTCATCGTTCGCACGAAGGACGCCACTCATGGCAGAAAGATAGAGGGTGTTGGTGTTGTTGGCTTGACTCCAGGTGAGAACTTTGCCTGTGATGCCCCGCGCTGGTGAGCGCACAGGTTCATTCTCTCTAAAGGCAATCGACCCACCATTCACGATAACTTTTTGAATCACTTTGTTATTGATATCGTCATAGATGTTGACATAGACACCTCCGGTTACCACGGCATTGGCGTTTGCGATATTGGCAGATACCCCAACAATAATGGCGCTATTGCTGGTCGGACCAAAAATCCAGCCTTTGAGTGTGAATTCAAAATCCCATGTAATCAATCGGGTGCCGTCGGCAAAGGCACCCTCATAGTCGATCTTCTCAGTGACACTTTTAAGTATGATCGGAATATCTTTGACGATACCAAGTTCCTGGGACACCGTGGCAGAAATCGTATAGTCGGGCAAGAAGAACGGAAGAATCTGTTCGACAATTTGTAATCCGTCTTCTATATTGCGAACGTAACAGGTCAGAGAGAAATCAAACTCATAGGGAATGCCCACATACCCCGATTGTGGACTCGCGGCATCTAAAGGATTAGTCACGCGATGGCGAATCGTAGACTGCTGTTTGCGTGATTGATCGTAGCGAAATCCCATCATTTCAAATGACATGCGCGGGAGTGTGGTCGCAATGGACTTGGTAAGGGTCGGGTCGCTATAGAGTCGCGTGACAAACTTCTCTTTGGGTGCGTAGGAAATCGGGCACTTCTGTCGTTCCTTCTGAGTACGATCTGCCGTTTCACGTACAATGAAGATGTCATTGAAGAGTGAACCAAAAAGTGAAACATATTTTCTTATGGTCTGGTGGTAGAACGGGTTATGTCCAAGCATTATGGATTTCCAAACGGATTGGTTTCATCGAAATCTAACAGCGCATTCGATTCTGTTTCGATGATCTTGTTGTCTACTTGATCTTCATATTGGGTATCCAGTGGCGTATTCGTATCCAGGCTCGCCATGACCCAGGTGGCGCCAGAATTCGCGCCCGTGACATTGGCGGTATTCGAGAACAATCCGTTGACCAAGGCAATACTCAACGTGCTGTTACCAGAATCCCACGTATGCGCGGTTCCAAAGGCATTCGCAAAGGCAAGATTGGCCCCCTGGTAGACCAATTCGTTGTTTGCCACATCGAAGGTACCGGTACCTCCCGCGGTCAAGACCAAATTGGTGAGTTGATAGGATTCGAATATCTGATCGTCCACTTCGTCGGTTCCTGTCTGAATGATTTCGTTGGAGAAGACAAATTGTTTCATGCGTAACGCATAGACATACACATTACCGCCACGTCCACGACCCAAGGTATAGAACATCGCCTGGTTGTTTTCGTGTTCGACAAAGGTGATTTCCATGAAATTCTGTACGAGAGGAACATAGATCAGATCCCCTTCGCGTGGTCGTGTCAATTCAGGAATGGTAAACTGGAAACGTCGGCGGCTCACCAACATGGTCATTTCATCGCGGATTTCGAGTCCAAACTTACTAATGAGATCGCCTTCCCCTTCCATCCCACTCACGTTCTCAAGATACATTTCAATGAGGTAGGCACGATCAAACATCTTGAGTTGTTCTTCACCCATCAAACGATCAATCTGGTCACGCGATTCGCGCGGCAGATAATAGACATCCATGCCATGAATTTTATTGGCTTCGATCACCAAGTCTTCGACCAAGAGTTGTTCGCTGGTGATCTGTTCTGGAAAGAAGTTAAAAAACTGATTCGTGGGCATCGTGGTCCTTATACTCCGAAGGAGCTACCGCAGCCGCAAGTTTTTACAGCCTGTGGATTTTTAATTTGGAATCCTGCTCCCATAAGACTATCTGAATAATCTACTACCGAGTCTGCAATCAAGGGCATGGATTGGGGGTCAATAATGACCTGGATGCCATCTTTTTCGATTATGGTATCATCCTCAGCGACATTAGGTTCCAGGGCCATAGCATACGAGTACCCACTGCACCCGCCACCTTTTACGAAAATCCTCAATCCCTTTGCTTCTTTATCATCGTCAAGCAAACAGTGTATTTTTTTGGATGCAAATTCTGTTATTGTTATCATAAATTTCAATGTAGTAAGAGGTAGGTGCCAATAACATCCTTGCGTGTGGCACTATCATCGCCGTGTCCTGACCACACAAGCACATTCCAATGAGGAGTCGTACCGACAGGCTTCTTCATCATTTCGTCATAGGTGATAATGGTACTGACATCGGCAATGGCATACTTGTGCGCCATACGGTGTCTGAATTCATCGAGTGCCGCGGCATCTCTAAACTGCATACGACCGTGGACATCCTTGATGAGTGTGTTTCCCTTGCGAGCGATCAAATCCCAAAATAATTCTTTTGGAACTACACGGCTATGTTTCGTCTTGGCAAAATCGACCAACTTTTCTTGAGAAGGCTGCGCTCCTCCGCTGAAGTTAAACAAGAAGTTGGTGGGTTTGTTCGAGGCTTGGGCGACCGCGGCAATCTTGGTATACGCATAGAATTCAACGGCCGGGAATCGTCGGGCCACATCAAACGCGACTTCCATGTATTCAGGGCTGAAGAAGTCTCCTGCATCGTGCCAACGGAGGACCACCTTGGTGCCCTTCTTGGCATACTTACGTTCAGCGTCCGTGAGTTCGCTACTCAGCATGTGCTTGAATCCATCTGGATCATTCAGCAAGAAGTTGAGGACTCTGGTGGTGCCTAAACTTGAGGCAGGGTATTGAATGTACCCGCCCTTCATGGCATAACAGAACGTCTTGCAGACCCCGGCACCTGGACAGGTATCCACAATGACGAATTCTCCTGTCTTTTCGTCTACCGCGAGTCCTTTGAGGGCAGGAAGTCCGACATTAAAGAAGATGCTACTTGTTCCATCGGAATGCTGCATCTTCTCGTTCTGCTTGGTGATACGCTTTGGACGCTCTGTGACCGAGGCGCGTAACTTCTCAAGGTCGTACTCTTGACCGTGCTCACCTTTGATTTCGATATTGCTACCGTGAATATACGGCTTGGCATACTTTTCGAGTTTGCCTTTGGTCTTATCCTTCACGCGACCCAAGTACCCCTGTAATTCATCATGCGGAAACGGGTGAGTCGTGGCGCCCAATGGGTTCCACATTTCCTGAAGAGAACTGGTTTTCAGGAACGTGTCAAGACTGATAACGGACAAGTTGTTTTTCTTCTTGCCAGGAACACCTTCTGAAATGAAATGTCGGAATTGTCTGAGTGCCATAGTTACCCCACAAGGAAGTCGGATTGGAGAGTGTTTTGAGTTAGGAAGTCTGCCTTCATTTCCTTCAGTTCTCGTTCTGCTTCATCGTAAATGATCTGACCATTCAACGTGATTCCCCCAGGCATCTGGATACCTGAGAACTTCTTCATGTTATTGCCCCACTGACGCTTTATCAATACAGTTGCTAAATCTTTTAACACACGGTCGCCCCACACATCCGCATTGCCAGGAATGTACGCGGTCGCCGCAGTTTCCGTAGTCGAGAAGGTCGTCGAGACATTCATTCTTGCATTAGAATCGACTGAGGTAACGCGAGTAGTAATCGATCCGTTCGCCGTGACAATGACGATTTCTTCACCCTTGCTTACGACCCGATCAAAAGTCGTACCCGTTCCGACTACCTGAGTGGTGTTGGCGGTGACGTTCATGGTGCCTTCAAAATTGATAACATCAGGATTGATCTTCCCGTAGCATTCAAGAATGATGTAGGTGCCTGGTGCCACGTCTTGATTCCAGTCTGTATCAAGAAAGAGTCGATTTTTGTGTCGGTGGAATCGCATTTGCGGGGTACCTGAAAATAGGAGACTCATGGTTCGCAAGTGCTGCATGGTGATTTCGTAGCTGACATAGGAAACGCTGGTGAAATCATAGAGATCATGCAATCGAAGTTGGTAGCGAAGGTCAAACATGTTGACCGAGGACGAGGCCCCATTATAGTCCATGACCCCAGTAACTCCAATGATCTTTTCAGGGATCAGGATATAGCGACGAGCATGATCCTCTTCGGTCATCAAGTGCTTGAGATACAGTTTCTCCGTTCCGTCATAGTGGTAGTCATACCAGAATTCCAGGGCTTCATCCACACGGTCATCGCACTGGTCGTCATCGACATTGATTTCAATGACGGGGTGACCCAGTCGGCGCTTACAATAATCGATGAATTGGTGACGAGTAATAGGATTAGACATAAGGTTCTCCTGTATCGACTATTTATATATGCTACCAGCAAGTGATGACAACAAGCCCGCTACCCCCATCTCCACCGCGGCCGCCGGTAGTTCCACCTCCGCCACCTCCACCACCCGAACCTGGCCCCCCAGTACCTCCACCGCCCCCAGCGGTCGCATCGGAGGATGAACCTCCAAGCCCACCGTAGGAAAAGAATGGGTGCCGCGCACTAACTCCATTAAATCCACCCGACCCGGCAATGCCTGAAATGGGAGCTTGAACGGGAGCGAGTAAGGAGAGAATTGAGTCCGTCACTGCGGTATAACCACCACCGACCTGCGCGGTTCCTGTGATTCCTCCACCCCCCGTTCCTCCAGAACACAGAACGCCTGTGGTCGCAAATGTTGCATTGGCCCCTGGTCCGGTAACCGTGCCCCCAATAAATCCCACTCCCCCTACAATAAAATTATACACCCCAAGTGTAGCGAGAGGCATGGCCGCAATCGTCGCCACGGTTCCTGCTGTTCCTACTGCTCCTGCGGTCGAGACGGTCCCTGTACCCCCTCCCGTCGCAGCCGCCGCCCCAGATACCGCGAGGACGTTGAGCACGGTAGTATTCACTGG